TATCGTAGTGGATGGGAATTAAAATTAATGTCCTACCTTGATAAACATCCTGGCGTATTGCTATGGAATAGTGAAGAAATTGTTATTCCGTATCGTTCACCTATTGATGGAAAGATGCACAGATATTTTCCTGATTTCTATGTAGAAATGATAAATAAAGATAACAAGAAAGAAAAAATTTTAATAGAAGTGAAACCAAAGTATCAATGCGGGCCGCCTGTCATTAAAAAGAAAGGAAGCAAACCCACAAAGCGTTACATCCGTGAAGTAAAGGATTGGGGTATCAATAGCGCAAAGTGGAAAGCAGCAGAAGAATATTGTATTGATAGAGGCATCAGGTTCCAGTTGATGCATGAAGATCACCTAGGTATCAAGTAAACTCTTACAATTCTTTCCATGCCATCTGTGATATGTTACATCTTTAACACGCTTATCACACACTTCACATGTTTTCCATCTCTTATCATGCGACTTAGATATCTTATCACCCCATGTAATCGTTCTACCTTTATTCGCTTTTGATATTTTATCAGCACGATCTTGAGTGTATGTTATATACTTTCTAGCATTAGCGAGTTGATCAGGATTATATCCTCTTTTCTTTGCTGACTCTGACATCTTTTGCTTGACTTCATCATCCATAATCCAATACTTTCCGCACTGCTTATTTAAAAAATCATTACGATCCACCGCATTAATTCGTTGTAATACTTTTGTTTCCCATGCAGTAGCATCATCAGGTGAGTCAAATGTTTTTCTTATTTGTATTATGTCTGGGTCACCAAATTTTTCACGACACTCGGCAACATAAGTTGATGAGGTGAAATATTTTTTCCAGAAGTCGTCTTGAGGATTTGTTTGATTAGCATAGCGCACACCGTAGTAATATTTGTCTTGGTGTGACCATCCAATGAGGTATGTGTAGGCTTTATAAATATTCATGCTGGTACTCCTGTTTAGTGTTAGAGTAGTCGGATACGCCAATATCGTGGACTACACTTTTATTTATAAGATGAGGTGTTTCTATGACATACGATGAGGCATTAGAAAAAGCAGAACAAGCATATAAACTGGACATTATACCGTTTGAAAAGATTGATGAATATGTTGCTTATTTGTTGAGGCAACATATAAATAAAGATATAGATAAGGAAATAAAATAATATGTATGATTATAAATGTAAAGTAGTAAAAATTGTTGACGGTGATACTGTAGATGTAGATATTGATCTAGGTTTTGGTGTTTGGATGAAAAAAGAACGTGTAAGAATCATGGGCATCGATACTCCTGAATCACGTACACGAGACAAAGTAGAAAAAGTATTTGGATTGGCGGCAAAAGCACGTCTCAAAGAAGTATTAGGTCCTAACCCCGTGTTACGTACACAAATCAGTAAGAAAGGTGAGGACATGAAGGGTAAGTTTGGTCGTATCCTTGGCGACTTTGATGTCTATGATGCAAAAAAAGATGCATGGCGTCCAGTCACAAAAATTATGATTGAAGAACATCATGCTGTTCCTTATCATGGTCAAAGCAAGGATGATATTGTATTTGAACATCTAAGAAACAGAGGCATTCTAATGGAAGCAGGTATCGTAGAGATCTAAATGTCTACACTATTTGATGAAATACTAACCAAAGGCGTTCGAGCGGGACAGATACCTGCTCGTACATCTAAGGCACGTAATTGGTATCGTGACACAGCAAAACAATATAAGAATGTATCAGAGAATAAATTATTCGGCAAGGGCAGTGATAAAGAACGAATGATGTCCCAACCTCTTGTAGGCGGCATGTATATGATGGAATATGTTGCAAAGCACAAAGCAACATTGCCGTACTATGATAGATTGCCCTTGATCTTCCCGTATAAGAAGGTACCTGGTGGGTTCATGGGATTAAACATGCATTACCTGCCTTTACAATTACGTGCTAAGTTGATGGACGCATTGTATGATACTGCTAACAATACAAAATATGATGAGTCAACAAAATTAAGAATATCATATCAGATATTGGACAAAGCAGCAAAATATGGTCCTTTCAAACCTTGTGTTAAGCGTTATCTAACCTCACAAGTAACAAGTAAATTTTTATATGTGTACCCATCAGAATGGGATATAGCATTATTTTTACCGACAGAAAGATTTGTTGGCGCATCAAAAGCGCAAGTATTCGCAGATTCAAGAAAAGCTATCAGGGGGTAGCGTACAATGCCATTTAATGTAGCAGATTTCAGTGCAACAATCAACCGTCACGGAGTTGCACTTAATAATTTATTCCTCGCACGATTCTCGTTGCCCGCCTCATTGAGTTCGGGTGACAATGAAGGCATGAACATCAGAGACATTCCTTTCTTTTGTCGATCTGCTCAATTGCCTGACCTCGAATTGAATGTAACAGACATTAAAACACAGGGGCATGGAGTATCCCAAAAGCGTGCTACTGCAATGGAAAACGGAACAGTTCCCCTAGTGTTTATGGTCGATTCTAATTTTGCAATTAAAAAATTATTTCATCAATGGAATCAAAGCATTTTCAATCACGGAAATGGATCAGGACCTTTAAACTCTGTTGATGGTCGTGGGTTATATGAATTTAATTATCATGATGATTATAGTTCAACATTAGAAGTTGTTGTTTATTCATATCACCAAGAAGAAATAACATACAACTACAAATTTAACGGTGCATTCCCAGTATCGGTAGGCGGTGTTCAGGTTGCATGGGAAAATGGTGCAGAGGTTATGACTATCACTGTTAACTTTGCATATGATTCATTCAGCGTTGAAGGTGCAGATGATGGCATTGTAACCGGATTTAATAGTAAGACAGGGTTACTTGGCTTCTTATCATCTATAAATAGTGTAGCACAACAAATTAAACAGATAAGAAAGCCAAACAGCATTCAGGATTTGATTACGCAAACAAACAATGTAGGAAGATTGATAGACACGCTTCCATTTTGATTATTTTATAGGAGTATAATATGGGATTACCCAAGATTGATCAACCGTTATTCGAACTCACTGTTCCTTCTACGGAAAAAAAGATTACCTTTAGACCTTTCACCGTTAAAGAGGAAAAAGTTCTTTTAATCGCTCGTGAGTCAGGTGATATAGAACAAATTGTTCTCGCAGTTAAACAAATTGTTAACAATTGTTGTCAAGATGTTGACGTTGATACACTCTCAGTATTTGACCTTGAATACATTATGTTGCAGGTCAGAGCAAAGTCAGTCAATAATGAAATTAAATTCACGATTCAAGATCCTGACACAGAAGAAGAAGTCGAATTAAAGATTGATATTGACGAAATACAAATAATTCGTGACCCAGATCACGTAAAAAAAGTTGAACTAAACGACCAATACTTTATGATGATGAGATATCCTACTATCAATGAGCTTGCTGGGTTGCAAGACGTTGAAGGTGAACCAGAGGCGAATATATTGTTTAATACGATGGTAGCATGTATCGAAACATTAGTTGACAGCACTACTGATGAAGTATACAGCTTTAACGATTTCTCTCCCGAGGAGATTGAAGAATTTGTAGAGCAATTTACAACATCAACAGTGGAACAGTTACAACAGTTTTTTGCTACAAGTCCCAAAATGAAATACTCTGTAAATTATACAGATAATACTGGAAAAGACAAAACCTTCAATATGGAGGGGATGGACACTTTTTTTACTTAATGTTGGTCCATAACACGTTGGCATTATATTATCAAAACGTGTTTGCACTGGCTCAACATTATAAATATCAGATAAGCGAAATAGAAAACCTAATACCATATGAGAGAGACATTTATCTTGATATGCTATTACAGTTTATCGAAGATCAGAAACAACAACAAGGGAGTTAATGAATGTCTGACGAAGAAACTAAGGTATATCATCCCGCTGATTCAAACGGCGATGGAAAGGTATCACAACAAGAAGAGGCAATGTACCTCGAGTTTAAACGCAAAGAATTAGAAGATGCTGATGCTATGCGTGATGCACAGCGTAACATGGCATGGTTCTCATTAAGCGGTATGCTATTGTATCCATTCGCAGTTGTTTGCGCTTCAATGGCAGGTTTAGATCAAGCACAAGAAACGCTAGGCGATATGGCACCGACATACTTTGTCGCTGTTGCCGGTATCGTTGCGGCATTCTTTGGCACACAAGCAATGAAGAAGAAGTAATATGGAAGCACCTTTAGCAGCGTGGAATGAATTGTCTTACTTTGACGGTATATTGTTTACTGTCTGGTTAGGTATACTTTACTATGGTAAATGCTGGATCGATAGTAAATTTAAGGATTAAGAAAATGGCACGGCCACCAAGAAATAACCCTAGACCTAAAACAGTAAACCTATCTAGGGAAACCCTCGCTCAGTTGACACCTGCATTGGAGTCGATGAAAGACTCTATCACCCAAACAAATGTTCATATGAGTCGAATGTATGATTCAATGAATTCATTTTTTGCTAGTCAACTTGAAAGACAAAGAGACAATGCTCGAGATGAAAACTTAAATCCTCCCGAGCCACCGCCGACTCCACCTGTAAGAGGACCCGCAGATTCAGAAAACACAACAATCCGTGGCGGCGTTTCTCGTGGAGTCGAAAAGGGTATCGGCAGCGGCTTAGGACTATTCATGAAACTTGCTGGCGCAGGTGTGGGTCTTGCAGCACTTGGCGTAGGTATAGGCGGATTCATTGGCGGATTAGCAGTCGCTGATGCAGCTGCACGTAAATTAGGAACGGGCGAACACCTTGTTTCATTAATGGGCAATCTTGCCACAGGTCTATCTAAATTTAATTTAAGTAATGGAGCAGCTCTTGCAGGATTGCTCGGTACGGGTGCACTGTTTGGTGCTTTTGGTGGTGCGAAAAAGTCAGGATTAGCAGCAGTTGGTATGACTGCTATAGGTTTAGGTATAGGTGGGTTTATTGGCGGATTGGCAGCATCTAGTACAGCAATAGATGCTATGAATTTTGACTTATCTAACTTTCCTACTCAAGCAGAAAATGTCGGTAAAGGATTAGAAGCATTTGCCAGTTCAATGTCCGGTGATACTGCAAAAGTATTGGGTGGAATGCTTGCTGCTGGCGGATTGTTTGCTGCATTCGGCGGGTTAGGTGGTGCGTTTAAAATGGCAGTTGGTATGACTGCTATCGGTGCAGGTATTGGCGGATTCGTTGGAGGTATCGCAGCAGGCGGAGGATTAGCAGAACTTGCGGGATTTGACGGCGCAGGATTTAAAACAGTTGCAACAAATATTGCTGAAGGGTTGAGTGCATTCTCAGACGGGCAATTGTTAGGGTTGACGGGATTATTCGCAGCAGGGGCAATATTTGGTGCTGTTCCTGGCGGCGTTGCAGTAGCAGGATTAGCAGCAGTAGGTGCGACTGCAATCGGTCTAGGTCTCGGTGGCTTTATATCGGGCATAGCAATGGGCGGCGGCGTTGCAAGTTTAGTTGGCGCTGACGGTTCCGGCCTTAAAAGTATCATGATTAATATCGCTGATGGGTTAAAAGGATTCAACGGCGTTGACGGAAGCAACTTTGCAAGCCTAGGGTTAGGTATGGCAGGTTTAGGTGCTGGTATGGCTACTATGCTAATATCATTAGGCGCTACTAAAGTCGCTGAAGGCCTGACTAACATGAAGAATATGATTGTTTCATTCTTCACAGGTAAGGAAGCGCAACAAGCAAAAGGTCCATTCGAGGGCCTAAAAGAAATGTTAGCGCCTATCGAATCAATTGATTTTACAACAATTAATGCAATTGATGGTGCTGCGTTCCAAAACACAATGACAGGGATTTCAAACGGATTATCAGCATTTTCGTCAGCACAATTTGGTGCAGCATTTAAAGGTGTGGGCATAGCAATCGCAAACTTTTTGTCAGGCGGCAAAAATCCTGAAGATAATATGTTCACACAAATTCAAGGCATTGCTGATAACTCTGAAGGATTGACAAAGGGAGCAAATGCGCTGGAACGAATTGCTGTAGCAATGACTAAGTTCTCTGGGATCAAGTTTAATTCGAATGATCTTGACTTTGAAGGAATGGCAACAAAACTTGGTCAATCAATCCCGCTACTTCAAGGGTTAACTAAAGGCGGTAAGGTAGGAGAAGGATACTTTGACGGTCCAGAGATTGATTTCGGAAAAGGTTTAATTGATAACCCTGATATAGATCTTGACGGATTAGCAATCGCAATGGGTAAGGTGAATGAAATACTCGGCACAGGTCAAGGAAGTGTTGCTGCTCAAGCAAGCACAAGATTAAGAGGCGGTCCTACAGGGTCAAATGATACGAGCAATGTTCAGGTTGTTAATAGTGGCGGCAATGTGAATAAAGGTGGCGACAATACTGTAATTAATAAATCCACGACAAACAACTTTTCATCTGCAACACCAGCAAGTAGCGCATTAGTGGCAACTGCTACT